ACCATATTCATAATCTCGCCAACATTATTCCCATCGCGGTCCTGGAGCGACCCAGAAGGATAATCAGTCAATGTATCAGAGGTTTTAAGAACTGGCACACCGCGGAAACCAAATGGTGTTGCATCTCTTGGTACTTCACCATCGTAAACACGGGAATTTATAACCACCCTGATATATCTACTCTTGTTGGGATATTTTCCGCTAACAATAATCCGTTGTTCGTCAAGATCTAATGAATCAAAGTTAAACCGAGGTTTAAAGTCGCCAACTTGTTTCCCGAGGAACCTATCACTGTTAGGATCAAGATTCAGGTCTGGAAATGTTTCAATAACTTCTTTTGCCGTGTCTGAGTCACCGAATTTTCTGACTTGAATCTCAAAAGTACTGAATGGATAATTTTCGTCAGTCGATGCTCTCACATTTGCAACACTGATCTTAACCTTGTCAGATCCGTATGCACCGTCAGAAATTGTCTCAAAGTGAAACAGGTCATATTCTGTAGTACCAAACGGCTGTGATATGATAGCCGGTGTCTGAGGTGTTGTGTACCTTGTATCAAACCTACCGAATGAATTACCATAAGTGTCACTTTGTCCACCGTCTGCATTGGTTACAGCGGAGCCTGAGCACAACATAATTGTTGAATTGGCTACGGTGTATGCCCCATCGAGATTAACAACTGGTGCTAATTCTTTTTCGACAGCAAAATCTAAGTAAAGTAAGTGTTGCTTATCTTGAAAATCTGTAGGATCAGTATTAAGAACTCTTGAAATATAATCATCACTGGTTGGATTCAAAGAAGCAGTGTATATTCTGCACCCAGGAATACCATCATCTTTGGCCCAGACCGAACCAGCAGAAGAAGATACAATAATTCTAAATTTTCCGAATGCTTCGTCTTCACCCACGTTATTCAAGTGACAAACATTTGTGCTGAAGTTGATAATATCATCGGTCCCTGTTGCCTCTGGGTCTGGGGGCCATGCTGTTGAGGATGTCATATCAGTAATGATGATCTTGGACCCGGTCGATGGCAAAATCACAGCACGGGTGATATTTGCAATGTTTGAATCAGCAAACTTGAATGAATTATTATCACTAAATTCTGGGAGTGCAAAACCCTCAACCGAAGATGAGATGTAATGTTGCGCGTTTAAGAAAAGTGGTTGCCCAGTCGTGAATGTAGACGTGGCACCAGCGGCGTCGACCCGAGTAAGCGAAACAGATGCCGCTTTGAATCCTGCCTTCGAAACAATTCCGTATGTTCTTGTAGAGCTGATTTCAGATGACGTATCATTTGAACCTGCACCCAAAACTCTCATGTAAGTCACAGCGTCCTTGTATTTCAGGTATTCATTGACAGCATATGGTCCTGCACGTTCGGGATCTAGATCTCCAAACCTCGCAGTAAAATCTGATATTGAACCTACCGTTACGGGAATAAATGCAGGTCCTCGTTCCGCGGTACCAATGACACCCGCAGGGGTACCGGTTGGTTCCACTTCCGCACCGGACAGATCGATTTCTCTCTCGAAAAAGCCGGGGGATCTAAAAGTTTGTTCAGCCATTATTGAGCTCCTTTTATGTCTTCAATGGTAATTATCTTTCTCAAAGTCAAGTTTCTACTTAGGTACCACACTAATAGTGCCTAAATCATCAGTTAGTTGCGCTTGATAGACTGTTTCGCCTTTGCGCTCGTTTCTTTGTTTGAACGGTAAGATCTCCGTTACGATTTCTCCAGTAACTGCATCCTTATAAGTTCGAACCACTTCAACTGTCGTTCTACCCGACTTTGCGCCTCCGACACTTGTTGTGTCATAGTAGTCACCGACATCTGCAACCGACTTAGCAGCGATCGATTGGCCTGGCAGAGGTGCATTTTCAGGACCCAGATCTCCATAAACATAATCTCCAGGATTTCCACTTGGAGACCCGACTATTGACGTTGTATTCAACGGTGCATAAACAGCGGTGAGATCAAATGTAATCTGTGGTGCAGAAATAAATCTTCTAATTTCATTTCTTGCCCCTTCATAATCAGGGTTAATTATGTATGCAGGGACTGAAATGGTAAATGTATATCTAACAATTCTCTCAGAATCTGTAAAGTCTGAAAAGTTATTACCTGGGGTTAAATCGCTATCGAGATACGCAACAAAGTAATAGCCCTTGTCAGTTTCAATCCTAAAAGTAATCTTTGAACCTGTGTGAGGCGCATTCATGAACGACATCAGTAAATCATTCATTTGTTGAGTGTACTGAGTCCATATCGTTATTTCGTATGTCGCAGTATAATATCTTACGTTCGGTAATTCAAAAATTTCGAAAATATTATTATTGCTTGTTTGAGTCAGTAGCCGGCCGCTTCTATATGCTGGATCTGTTTCATTCAAGCTTCTTCTAGTCGCTATTTGTCCGGGTTTTGTTCCATCACCACGGCCACCGAGCTTGTGAGAATCGTTAGCTCTATCATCCTGATTTTGCAGAGCCTCTTTGTTCATAATACGCTGATATGCAGGATCTTTTTTGCTTAGCCTTCTTTTTATCGTAATTGGAGCTGCTTGATTTGTTGCAGTGCCGCGGCTCATGTTTTTCTGGATTGCTGATCTTGCTATGGATATTAAAGGCAAAATCAAAGTATCGTTTGCATCTCGTAGAGGCTTGTTTCTAGAGAGTATTGCAAATCTTTCACCTGTTGCAAAAACAACCGGTACCCTAACAACACTCCCATCATGTTTATAAAACAGATCCATGTCATTATCGAACAGTTTAAACACAGCACGGTCAACATCTTCAATAGTACAAGACGGAACGGTAAAATCAGGATCTTTTGATATTCCTATTTCATCGTTGCTTGTATGTGTTTGCTGGAATGTACTCATGTTTAAGACTCATCATAAAATGAAGATTCAATTTTATTTGGACTAGCCCGCTTAGAAACCTCTGCAGCCTGCTCCGGTGTTTGGAGCTTTCCACTCTTAATAAGTTCTCTGACATCACCTGTTGGACCCAGTCGGTTTTCGGCAAGTCCACGTTGCTGGACAAACGTTTCCTGAATTGCATCCGGATCGGAATAATCCTCACTTGTAGGACCATGTGGTTGTTTATCAATTTGTCCTATACGCGCCTGAGTGCAAGTAATCTTGTACCCTGTGGCATACTCAATTAGGCCGTACACGAGTGAATCGTCTTCAACGGTTGTAAGTTCAAAGAAATTAGTACCATAGCTTAAATAATCACCTTCTCTAATCTCAATATCCTTATTCAGCATATCACGATGTTGGATGTAAACAACTATCTTTTGATATTTTTCCGTACCAAAATTATTTGTTGTTACCTTCGAACTGTCCCACTCAATCAAAGCATCAATCTCGATTGGTGGGTCAAAAATCTTCTCAGGTGCTTCTTCATATACATCATGAACCTGTGAATACTCTTCACGAATTCTGTAATAGTAAATCTTCTGCCCTATTACATCTTTCATCACTTCTTTTGTGATGTCTGACACTAGATCAACTTCGCGGGTTGTGATAAATAAGCGTGCCATTCTAACCCATAATAATAGTTTTGCCCATTGGGACAGGAATTGTTTTTAAGAGCCTTTGTAGACTTTCTGCCTTATTTGCATCGCCTTCGAGCATCTTCTCATACGTTAATGACTCAAGTAATGCCGCCATTTCTTCTTTTAGCTTGCCTTGATCTTCACGGCCTTGAGATACTAAATCAGTACCGTTCAGCGTAAGATTATTTCCTGGGATTGGAATTGTTTGAAATTTAGAACGGACTAATCCAAGTAATTCTTTAGCTAAAGCAAGTGTAAATCCATAAACCCAAGTTCTTCCCATGCTGTTAAGTGTTTCATACTTTAAAAATCCATAGGGAACATTTGCAAAAGAACTCACGCCGTCAATTGTTGCATCGTTATACGCGGGATTAAAAGGATCTGCTCCAAAGCCGACACGAATCCACAACTTCGACGGTGTAACGGCACCATCTGATATATTAGGTGTGGGATAAATTCTTACATTCGTCCCTTGAGTTGTATAAGAATAATTAGAGCGTCGTACCCTATTTGACATATCCATCATACCACCACGAAGGACATCTTCAAATACAGGCAGGACATAAAAAACTGTTTCTGGTGTAAATGATTCAAAACTAAATTCATTATTAAGATAGTTTATTGCTGACGTTGTATCAAAGAAACGATATGCTGCTTGGGGCGAAAAATGGAATACTTCCATGATTTTCATTCTGCCAGCTCCGCCGTCGTTTAAACTCGAAGAAAATAGTAAATTTCCGTCGCCATCCTTTAATTCACTATACATGTCATAATCTTGTTGACCAGACTTTAATGCAATCGAACCAGACAGTGTATTATATGATCCACCAATTCCAGCTTCTTGAGAATAGGGTTCGGCAAGACGTAACACAAAGTCAAGAGTTTCATGGGCATACTTACCTTCGATATTAGAACCGGTTGAAATACCCATCAAGTTTGAAAGCTGTGATTTTGTCTGGTACTCATTGACTAATGAGCCATATTCCATCGATGCTTCTTCAAAACATGCCCATATTTGTTTCTTTGTTAATTCTACACTCAGGATATCATCGCCCAACTTTCTCTTAACAAATGGAATAATCTTATTGGCGTCATCTTGAAATATTAAGTCATCATCAAAAATGCCAAAAGGAGTCGGATTAAATGTTGTTACGAATGTAGACACGTTATTTTGCTCCAATCAATGATTAACTATCAACAAAAAAACCAAGATTACTTAAAATAAAAAAGGCTCTCCTGCTTTTGTGTGTGTAAATCGCACACAGGAGAGCCCTAAAAAGACTAAATAAAATATTAGCGCTTCAGTCCAACTTTCTTTGCAACTTTGCCCTTGAATACGCTATATTCATGCTTTGTAACAAAATTACTTGTATCGACAGGTGCTGCTGATTTGTTAATTTTGCCCATTTGATTCTCTAGAGCTGCACACTTTTTAGTGAGTGCTTCCAAACTATGACGGAGTGTGGCAATCTCTTGTTCTAATTTTTTAGTTGATGCACCACTACTTTCTGTTGTTTTTGTCACGATAGCCATTATTTTCTCCTTGTTTCTATAAAATAAATATAAACTTACAACCAGTTTATTTAGCTAAAACGGCCACCTACCAAAAGATAGGTGGCCGCTAAAAGACTACCCAATCAAAACTTGATTAGATAATGTCCATATTCAAGCAAGTAACTGAACCGTAGAAGTCGGAACGAACCATCTTCTTACCATACCGAGTCATCACGCCCTTGCGAGGAGTGAAATCCTCGGGAGCAAAGATAGTCGGAGTGACAATCAGGGGTACATAAGGAGCATATACGTAACCGGTCTCAAGGTAGCTAC